TTTCCATTCATTTTTTATGAACAAAAAGGAAAACGTTTTCCTTATTCTAATATAATAAGTCTTAAATTTTATATGTCAATGCCTATTTTGTATTAAATTGTACAAATATAATACTAAAATGTGCAAGTGGTTATATATCACATTGCCAGTCTCGAATTTTTTCGGGGGGGTAGAATTTTTAATGTACTTTTGGTTATATTATTAATGACTGATTTTTTTGTAAATATTTATTAATATTTTGCATTTTTCATTACCCTTTTTAAAATGTGATGTTATTATTCATGTGTACATGATAAATATTTTAGGCTTTTTTCTATTTCCTCAAAAAAAAGATTAGCAGAGAAAAAAACGAATGAGCAAAGAATGAAAAACAGATAGTGGCGTTGAGCAGCATACACTATCTGTTTTTCTTTTTATGTATTTGTTATGTACGTGGTGGGGCGATAGTTCCCACATCTCATCGGGATTTACATCCCTACTCTTGACATTTTCATGTGCGATAGCCATCTTTCTATCCTCACGTACATAATCAATCGTTTTTTTCTTATTGTATAAAAATGATCCTATCAAAAATCCAAGTGGAGTAAATATAGCCACGAAGCCTTTGCCATTCATGCCTTTTAAAACAAAATATATACCAGCTATCAAAACAATTATACAAATGATAAAAGCCATAATTTGCCCAATCAATGTACTACGAACTTCGCTTTTTAGCATTTTCATTTCTAGTGATTGTCTATGTTTTGCCTGATCTTCGGCCATCTTTAATATACGATCACCTGCTCCAGGTGTTACTTGTTCATATCTTGCAAAATCATCAGATGGTGGTAATGGGCCACTGAATGATTTTTGCATAGCCATCTGAACAAATTCTATTTGTTCTTCTTTTGGCATTTTGTCAAACTCATTTTCGATGTTATTTAACTCATTACTTGACTTTGAATTGAGCTGGGTTTCTTTCATAATCCGACATAGCCTTTCTAATATCATTTCCAATAGTAATCCAATCATTTGAAAGGCTTGCTGCATCATCCACAAACGTTCCTATCTTTATTTTTTTTATATTACTACCATTTATATCCATAACTTTACTTATTCCATATCCAAAACTAGAAGTCGCAAACGAAAAAACATTCTTTTTCATAGCTTAATCCCTCCTATTCCACCTAAATATTACTTTAAGTAGAAAGAAAATACAATACTTTGTTAGTCAAAACTAACGCTTTCACAACAACTTATTCATCATATCTACAATACTCTTATCTTTTGTATCAAACCAGTGTGCATATGTATTGTGCAATGTTTCAACTGTATCTCCTAAGCGTTTTGATATGTCAAAATCTGAGAATCCAGCTCCTGCCATGTTATTAATTAGAAATGATGCGTGTGAATGTCTAAAGTCATGAATTCTTATTTTAGGCAATCCATCGTCTTTTTCTTTTGCCTTGTTATAAGCTTCATCAAATCTTCTTTGTACTGTCTGAGGTGATATTGGTTTATAATACCCAAACACAAATTTATCTTTTGTGAAATCATCCCATTTAGAACATTCTAGAAACCATTCTCGAAGCATTTTAGACAATGTATTAGGCATTGTGATAGTTCTATAGCTATTGTTTGTTTTTGGTGGTGTAAGCCATTTATTAGGGTCTTTCTCTTTGTATCTATATGTTTTGTTGATGTCTATCGTTTGCTTTCTAAAATCAATGTCCTTCCATTGTAAGGCCATTGCTTCACCTTTTCGTAATCCCATGTAGAATAAAACAGAATAAAAACATTTCATCATTTGTTCATCTACTTCTTCAATAAACAAATCAAAATCATATTGCTGCCATATTGTCATTTCTTCTTTTCTTTCATTCAATCTAAGATCACGTTTTACATATGTCATTGGATTGGTTGGAATGTATTCAGAAGTAACACCAAATTTATATAGCTTATTTAAAAAGAAATATATTCTTGATACATATGCCTTTGAATATTTATCATCAAATTTGTTGATCAAGTTTTGCATTTGCCTTTTATCTAGAAAATCAATATCTTTCATTTCCTTAGAAAGAACATTGTACAAATATTCATCTGATTTTAGTGTTGATTCTTTTACATACTTTTTATTATATTCTTTAAAAGCTTTATACAGTCTGTCAAAATTCATGTCTGATGGAAGCATAAAGAAATCTTTCCTAAATTCAACTTCAGCTTTCTGTGCTTCCCATTTCGAATCAAAACCACGCTTACGATATCTCTTTATACATTTACCATCTTTATATATTTTTCCGGCAAACATATATTTTCCTGTCTTCTTATCTAATTCCACTGCCATTTTTTGTGCCCTCTTATATGTCCATAATATGCAAAAAAAGGGGATAATTCAATATTTTAATATCAAATTATACCCCAATATACCCCAAGGCAAATAAAAAAGCCTTTAAATAAAGGCTTAAATTTCAATGGAGCAGATGAGGGGAATTGAACCCCCGTATCAGCCTTGGCAAGGCTGTGTTCTACCATTGAACTACATCTGCATGAATGGCGGTCCAGATGGGACTCGAACCCACGATCTCCTCCGTGACAGGGAGGCATGTTAACCACTACACCACTGGACCATAATTTCCCAAAAATAAGATGGCGGAGAAGGAGAGATTTGAACTCTCGCGCCAGTTTCCCGACCTATACCCTTAGCAGGGGCACCTCTTCAGCCACTTGAGTACTTCTCCAAGAATATTTTCAGAATACTTATTTTTTAGAACAACCTGCGTTATCCGTAACGCCCGTTTATAATAACATGAATAAAAACTTATTGCAAGCAATTTTTTAAAAAAAGGCAAAAAAATTAGAGGCCAATTTTTGACCTCTAAACTTTTACTTTCCAAACAATGTTTTGTTGTCTACTTCCGCTTTAAATTTAGCTAAAGCTTCATCTAATGATAATGTAACACTATCCTTTTTACCGCTCTGACGAATTGTAACTGTATTGTTTTCTTGTTCTCCATCACCCACTACAATTTGGTAAGTAACCTTTTGTAGCTGTGCCTCACGAACACGGTAACCCAATTTTTCATTACGAGAATCTACTGTAGCACGCATTCCTAATGCTGTTAATGCATCGCATACTTTATTTGCGTATTCAACATGTTTTTCATGGTGAACTGGAATTACCACAAATTGACGTGGAGCTAACCACAATGGGAAGTGTCCGCCAAAGTGTTCGATCAAGATACCAATGAAACGTTCAACTGATCCATAAACCACACGGTGTAACATAATTGGTGTTTTCTTTGTTCCATCTGCATCTACATATTTACATTCGAATCTTTCTGGCAAGTTCATATCCAATTGTACAGTACCACATTGCCATACACGTCCTAAGCTATCTTTAATATGGATATCCAATTTAGGTCCATAGAATGCACCATCTCCAGGATTTACTTTATATTCTTTACCTGCATGAACGCAAGCTTGTGCCAATGCTTTTTCTGAAACATCCCAAATTTCTTCAGAACCAATATATCCACTTTCTGGACGAGTTGATAATTCAATCTCATAAGGTAAACCAAATACAGAATAAATACGATCTACCAATTGTAATACTTTTTTAACTTCTTCTTCCAATTGATCTGGAGTTACAAATAAGTGCGCATCATCTTGTGTAAATGTACGTACACGGAATAATCCATTCAATGCACCACTTGCTTCGTGACGGTGTACTTGTCCTAGTTCTCCTAGACGCAATGGTAAGTCTTTATATGAGTGTAAAGTTGAGTTATATACCAATAATGCACCTGGACAGTTCATTGGTTTGATTGCGAATTCACGATCATCGACCATTGAAGTGTACATATTGTCTTTGTAGTGATCCCAGTGTCCACTTAACTCCCATAATTCTTTTGACATCATAATTGGAGTCTTAATGAATTGGTATCCTTCCTTTGCATGTTCCTGATACCAGTATTGTTCCAAGATGTTACGTAAAATCATTCCATCCGGCAAGAAGATAGGCATACCTGGTGCAAATTCACTAATTGTGAATAAGCCCATTTCTTTTCCTAATTTCTTGTGGTCACGTTTTTTAGCTTCTTCTAAAGCTTCCAAGTGAGCTTCCAATTCTTCTTTTGTATCGAAACAAATACCATAAACACGTTGAAGCATTTTATTGTTTGCATCACCTTTCCAGTAAGCACCAGAATGTTTCAACAATTTAAAGTTTTTACACATCTTAACAGTCTCAACGTGAGGTCCACGACATAGATCCGCAAATTCACCTTGACGATAAATTGTGATATTTCCATCTTCTAATCCATTGATCAAATCAATTTTATAAGGATCCTCCTTAAACATTTCTAAAGCATCTTCTTTAGAGATTTCTTCACGAACAATTCTCTTTCCGTCTTTGGCAATTTTCTTCATTTCTTTTTCGATTTTTGCCAAATCCTCTTCTTTTAATTTTACATCTCCTAAATCCATATCGTAGTAGAAACCTTCAGAAATAACAGGTCCTACCCAAAATTTAGCATTTGGATATAAACGCTTAACAGCTTGAGCCATCATATGAGCACATGAGTGGTTCAACATAGATAAATGTTCATTTTCTAATACATTCACTAATTCCATTTTATTTTCCTCCATTTTTCCATATAAAAAGCGACAGCCATCAAAGGACGTCTGTCGCACGCGGTACCACCTTTGTTTATACAATTACTGTATACACCTCAAACCTTTTAACGCAAGAATTACGGCACACTTTTTCAAGGGCAATTCAAAGGGAGTAAATACATACATTCGCAAAGTGTTTTCACCAATCACACTCTCTCTACATTTGAATAGAATGTATTCATATCCTTATCACTATTGTTGTCTAGATTATAGACCGAAATACAAGGTGTGTCAAAAGAAAAACTCAAGAATAGTGATTACGCATGAAATAATCTTCAAATTTCCGTGATTTAAGATTATTTATTTTTTTATGTACTTTAATAGTGTATTGGTGTACACTATTGTTATGAAAAGATATGTTACTTATCCTGACTGGGTCGA